TTAGGGTTGTGGCTTGTTGGAGAGTCCCAGATTGGAAAATCGAGGTTGCAATATCTGATTGCTACGCACTTGTGCGCGGTGGCAGGTATCAAAGATCTTAAGAACCAGATTTACATGAGGAACACTTCACAAGAGTTTTGGGATGCCTACAATGGACAGTTTGTTTGTGTGTTTGATGATTTTGGACAACAGAAAGATGCTGTAGGCAACCCGAACCTCGAGTTCATGGAGATCATTCGATCGATCGGCCCCTTTCCCTTTCCATTGCACATGGCTGACATTAGCGAGAAGAGCTCCGCCAGATTCACATCTGGCGTGGTTATGTGTAGCACGAACAACCGTTTTTTGAAAGTTGAATCCTTGACTTACGATGACGCTGTTTGGAACCGATTTCCCCAATCTTGGATTGTAGAGTTGAAAGATGAATTCAAGATTGAGGAAGTTGGACCCGACGGCAAGAGAAGAACCCGATTGGACATTCCGAAGGCCCGTGCTGCTCAACCCGGAGCAGAGATCAACCCCCACATTTACACTTTTAAGAAGTTTGATGCAAGAGCCCGTCTCAACAGAAATGCTGAGACTGGAGAAGTGTATGAGTGGGAGCAGTTCATTGAAGCTTTGGAGGAAGATTTGAAAGGTCGCATGAAAGATGGCGACGCGCTTGATGGATGGCTTGATGAGTATGCTAGTGCTTTGTGCAAGGAGAGAGGTTATGCTCAGATTGGTACTGAAGACATCATGCGAGTTTTCGCACAGGCAGGATCTGACCCAGTTGTAGCCCCTAAGCATAGCTTAGGCGAGTTCCTGGATTGGATTTGTGCCTTGGAGAAGAACCCCATTGACGGAGACGACGATCGTTGTAGCCGATACAGCATTATCGCTACTTTTGAGAAAGCTGAGATGGAAGGTGATCCGTACAAGACCAATTTGGCCGGATACAAACCTATCATGATGGACGAGGACGTGTTTCGACTTTTGCTTATAGCCTTCATGAGAGAGAAGGATGGCTTTAAGTCCAAAGTTGAGACGAGATTGAAGATGTGTAAAGCTGTGTGCGACGATGCCTACGAGAAGCTGCCGGAGATTGTGAGATCCGTGTTCACGACTGTCAAAAGTTATGTGCAAGGATTTGTGAATGGAGTGTTTTCCTTTGCTAAGGAGAATAAAGTGTTAGCTGCTTTGATGATTGGCGTGCCAGCGTTGATTGCGTTGATGAGGAGAAAGACGAACGAGAATGTTGCTGAGAGTGACCCACGCGTTTTACAACCGCGCTCGAGACCCGGTGTCAAAGCTGTGTCGAAAGCGCGTATTGTTAGAGCCGGAGCGGAACTCGGACAGAGCATGAACCAACTCAATGTGATTGATCTTGTCAGGCGAGGACAATACCTAGTGTGTGCTGATTACGGAGGTGGAGAAGGAAGTGAGCTTAATTTGGGTTGTATGACTCAGATTGTTGGAACCGTGTTTATGATGCCAGCTCATTTTCTCATTTACCTTAGAGATCGCCCCCCCAAGACCATTTTGTTCAAACATTCAGCCAACGATAAGATTGTGATCAGACGAGACTATGAGAATTTGTTCCAGAACGAGGTTTATGTAGAA